AAACAAAAATTACTTAATGCTGCAGATGGTCAAATATTAGAAAATAATAAACAAATTTTTACTTCATCATTAAATTTAAATGAAGATAGCACAACATCACAACTTGTAAATGATTATCAAGAAATTGTTGATGGTACATTTAATGGTAATGTAGATTTAATTAAACAATGGCAAACTTTATCTAAAGCTGACAAAGCTGCAATTATAGATTTTGCTAGAACCAAAAGAAGAACAAATACATCAGAAATAAATAATAGACAAACAGCATTTTTAAATGAAGATAAACAAAAATCTGTAAACAAATATCAAAAATTATTTAATGATTCAGATTTTTTAGAAACTATTGATTTGTTAAAAATAAATCAAGTATTTGGAGATCCTACTAATGCTTATGAGTTAGATGCTAAAAATCAAATAACTGAATTATCTACTAAAGTTGGACAAGAAGAATTTAATAATGTTAATGAATATTATAAAAATTTTAAAATACAAAAAAAAATATTATCTGGAGAAGTAAAAGATCATATAACTAAATTTACATTACCTGGTGAAACAGAAGCTAAAAGTATTACAGAAAGAGTTGGAGAAGGAATATCAAAAGCTGAATTTGGATTTTATTTAAACTATTTATTACCTAACACAAATAACCCAGATTTTATGAATAATAATAATAAGTTATTTAAAATAATAGAAACATTACAACCATCTATTGAGGGAGAAAGTTCATTAAAATATATTGATACAACAACAGATAATAGATTAAATAATTTTCAATCTCAAATGATATTAAGGTTTAATGAAGGTTTACAAAAAGGAATAAATGCAGATGAGCTTTTAGATAAAACTAGTAAAAATTATATAGGTAAAGGTTTAATACAAATTTATAAATCAAATAAAGATGCTATTACACAAATTATTGCAGAAAAATCTGCTGAAATATCTGGTGATAAAATTGAAATACCTCCTTATAGTAAAGAAAAATATGGATCAGTTGAAAATTATTTAAATTCAAAAGAATATTTAGATTATAAATTTCCAGGTAGAGTAAAATTAAGAAAAGATTTATTAGATACTAGCGATATTACTCAAGAAGAATTTGATGCTTTAGGTAATGAAGAAGAGCCAAAATTTTTAGAAGAAGGTATAGTTTATAAAGATAGTTATTATGAATATGATAAACAAGGAAATCCACCTAAAAGATTTTTAGAAAGATTACAAAAAGATAGAGAAAATAATAAATAAAATTATGACAGTTATATCTGAACAAATAAAAGACTTAACTGCTGCAGGAGTTTCTACTCAAGAAATAAACGAGTGGAGCAAAGGAAAAGTAGAAGATATGATTGGTGCTGGTATACCTGCAGAAGAAATTACAGAAGCATTTGGTGTTGTACCTTTTGATAGAAAAAATGAAAAAAATTATTGGAAGTCTATATCCTCAGAAGTAGAAAAAGAAGTAGAAAATTTTCAAGATATTAATTTTTCTAAAATGGAAAGTATTGAAGATATACCTAAAGAAGTTAATGCAGCTAGTGCAATAGAAAAATATTTACTGGGTACTGATGAAAGGTATCAATTTTTACCATATGTAAAAAAAGCATTAGGAGCATCTGGTGTTAATAAAATGATAAAGTATCATACAACAGGAGAGTTTGGTTTTGAAGTAGATATGCCACAACCAGAAGGTACAGGATTTTTAGAAAAATTAACAGAAAGTGCTGTAGGTTTAGTTGCTGAACTACCAACATTTATTCCAGGTGCAGCTATTGGTGGAATTACTGGTGGACCAGGAGCTGCAGTTGTAGGTGGCGGTTTTTCAGCAGGTATAGTTCAAGGAATGTACACAGAAGCATTGGCAAAAGGTCAAGTTAAAAATTATGTAGAATGGTGGGATATATTCATGGAAGAAGGTTTAAGTGAAGGAGCTAAAACTGCTGCAAAATTATATGCTGCTTATAAACTACCTTCAGCTATAGGAGCTACTTCTTTTATACCAAAAACATTAGCTCAATCTATCGGATATAGTTCAGCAGGTGTTGCGTTAGGAGATGGTTTACCTACAGCAGAAGATTTTGCTATTACAACTTTGTTGTTTGCACCTTTTAATGTTAAATCATCTAAACAAAAATTAGAAAATGTATCTACAAAAACAGGTAAAAAACCTGTAAATATTATAGAAGATTTAATACAAGACAGAACAATATGGGAAGATTTAAACTCTACAAATATAAAAATACCGAGAGCATATAGAGATGTTTCTATAAAAGAAAAAGATATTAAATTAGAACCAATAAGTACAAAAGATAAACCTAATAAAATTATTGACGAAACTAGAGCAGAGTTAGACAAAAGTATTTCTTACGAAACTAAACAAAGAACATTTGATACAAAAGGTTTTGTAGATGATTTGTTTTATAATTTTCTAGATCAAAACCATGTATATAAGAGAGCTGTAAAACAAGCTGAAAAGTTTGGTGTTAAGTATGAAAAAGAAATTTCTCCTTATGAAAACTTTCAACTACTACATGGTGTTAAAGGTCCAATAGAAAGTTTTATTGAAAAAGGTGCAATAGATTACAAAACAGGACAAATTGTAGGACCAGCATTAAAAGGAATATTTACAAAATATAAAATAAATAGCATAGATTTATATAACGATTTTAAAAGATATTCTATTTCTAAAAGAGCTATAGAAAAAAATAATCAAGGATTTGAAACTGGTGTTCCAATTAAAGCTGCAGAAAAATTTGTAAAAGAAAATCCTAAACTTGAAGCACCATTTAGAGAGGTTGTTAAAACTTCTGAATTAGCTTTAAAATATTTATATGATGCTGGTGTTATACCTAAAGAAGTTTATCAAGCTGCATTAAAAGCTAATAAAGATTTTGTTCCTTTTTTTAGAGATTTTATTGATGGTTCTGGCAGAGGTAATTTTTCTAAAAATGTTAGAAACCCTTTAAAATTTTTTAAAGGTAGTAAAAGACAAATAGTAGACCCATTTGAAAGTATATATAATAATATATCTACTTACATTACTATTGCTAAAAGAAACGAAGCCAATTTATCTTTTATAGAAATGGTTGAAAAAGTAAGAAAACTTCATCCAAAAGATAGAATGGGTGGTGATATTTTTCCAGAAGTTCAACTTTCAGTTAAAAGAACTAAAGAAACAAAAATTTCAGCTAAAGAATTAGAATCAATTGTTGATAATCCTGCTAGTTTAAAACCATCTGTAGCAGAAGGTTTTTCTGTTTTTAGAAAAGAATCTGGACTATTAAAAGATTCAGAAATAGTTGTATATAGAAATGGTAAAAGAGAAGTTTGGGAAGTAGGTGAAGCCTTTGCACGACCTACTAAAATGTTTGACAAAACTACATTTCAACACGTTGCAAATTTTTTTTCAATACCATCAAAAACATTAAGAGCTGGTGCTACTGGTGCTGGAGAATTTATATATAATAACGTATCAAGAGATGCTGTTAGTGGTGCTATATTAAGTAAAGGTTGGTATCCTCCTTTTGCACAAACTTTAACAGGTATAGCAATGACTATAAATCCACTAGCAAGAAAATTGGGTTACGACAAGATAGCAGAAAAATATCAAAAATCAGAAGCATTACAAAATTCACTTGTAACATTTGATAGAACTTATTTTAATTCTTCAATGAAAGAATATTTTACCAATACTAGACCAACTAATATAATTAAAAATTTACCAGAATTTTTTAGAGTATATACAGAATTTTCAGAAGGCATTAACAGAAAAGGTGTTTTTAAATATGCTGTAGAAAGAAATTTAAAAGAAGGATTATCAGAAAAAAATGCTATAAGAAAAGCAGCTGTTGAAACAAGAGATAACCCAATAGATTACAGGAGAATGGGTGCATCAATTCAAAGTTTTAATCAAATTTCTGCTTTTTTTAATGCTAGAATACAAGGTTTAAATCAAACTGTTAAAGCATTTAAAGATAGACCAATACAAACTCTTACAAAAACTTTTATGTATGTAACATTGCCATCTGTATTACTTTGGATGCGTAACCATGATGATCCAGATTATCAATCATTACCTCAATGGAGAAAAGATTTGTTTTGGAATATTAGAGTTAATGGAACATATTATCCAGTAGCAAAACCATTTGAAATAGGTTTAATTTTTGGAACTGGTGCAGAAAGATTTTTAGATTATTATTTTGATAAAGACCCAAAAGCATTAGAAAAATTTAAAGATGCAGTTGGAGTGCAGACATTTAAAGGATTAGTTCCTATACCAGATGTTGTTAAACCTTATTTTGAAACTAAAAATAATAGAAGTTTTTTCTTTGATAGACCTATTATTCCTCCAGGATTAGAAAATGTACCATCTGAATATCAATTTACAGATTTTACTTCTGAAACAATGAAATTAATAGCTGGATTAATTAGAAAATTAAATGGAGATGATTTTTCTGCTTTTTCTTCACCATTAGTTTTAGAAAATGCTTGGAGAGGTTGGACAGGTGGAATAGGTGGATATGTATTAACATTGTCAGATTCACTATTGGATGCAGCTGGTATTGTAGATAGATCAAATAATAGAAAAAAAATGTTATCTGAATATCCAATTATAAAAGCAATATTTATAAAAAATCCAGACAGAAATGCAGAACCTATAACAGATTTTAGAAAACTATATGAACCTGTTATGAAAAGAATTAATGCAAAAAGAATATTAGAAAATAGAGGTGAAATAGAAAAAGCAAAAATAGAACAAGATAAACTACCTGCAAATTGGGTAGCATTAGAAAGAGCATACAGAGCTTTACAGGTTCAAGAAGATGTTATAAGAAATATTAACGAAGGCACTAAAAATCCAGAAGAAAAATTGTATTTAATAAATATTGTGTTAAAAGATATGATTAATGGTGCTAAACTTGCTGTAAATCAATATTACAATAAAGAGGTTTATACAATAAAACTAGACAATGATTAGGTAATTTAATATAGGTAAAACAACATGACAGTATCTTCAACTACAGTAAAGAATTCCTACTCTGGTAATGGGAGTACAACCCAATTTGCATATGGGTATAAAATATTTGCAGACTCAGACTTAATCGTAATTATTAGAACAGACAGCACAGGTGCTGAAACTGTTAAGACTTTAACTACACACTACACAGTAGCTGGTGCAGGTGATGCTAGTGGGGGTTCAATAACTTTCACTACTGGTAACACTCCAGCGTCTGGTGAAACAGTTGTAATAATTAGAGAAGTTCCGCAAACTCAAGCAATAGACTATATTGCTAATGATCCATTCCCTGCGGAATCTCACGAAGAGGGTTTGGATCGTGCAACCATGACAACTCAACAAGTTCAAGAAGAACTTAATAGAGCAATAAAATTATCAAGAACAAACACAATGACATCTACAGAGTTTACTGTAGGTGCAACAGATAGAGCTAATAAAGTTTTAGCATT